AGCGTCCGGGAATCAAACTATTCACGTACAAATTCAAGAACTGCCCGGTGGTGATCTGCGGCGCGGGGCCGTCGCTGGAAAAGGGGCTCGCTCATCTCAAGGATCTGCAGGAAAGATATCTCATAATAGCCGACGACGCCGCATACTCGAGAGTGCTCGCGGCCGGAGTCAGCCCGGATCTCGTCATTTCCGGAGACCCGCAGGAGAAGGTGGCCGACTTTTTCGAATGCCACAGGCCGGGGGACCTCGTTGCGATGGCTCCGTACCAGTCGCCGGCTACCATCGATATGATTCCGGATACGGACAGCGTGTTTTTCACCGACTGGTTCACGACCCCGGAAAAGATGCCGTTTCTCGACTGGGCCATACAGACGTTTTTCGGAATGGATATCGAATATTACGGCGGCCTGATGATGGGCGGAAACGTGACGAGCTACGCGATAAGCCTCGCAGTGAGGATGGGCGCGGGCACGGTAATATTCATCGGAGAAAACCTGTCGTTTGAAAGCAGGGACGACAGGAGGGACCGCACGGAACTCTGCTCTGCTAAAGACATGCATGGCAACTGGGTGCTGACAAGCGTGGCGTTTCTCGCATTCAGACATTTCTACGAGGATGTTTTCTTTGAAATAGCGCTTGAGGAAGGCTATCCGAAATTCGTGAATGCGACGGGGGACGGAATACTGATCAATAAGTGCGAGGTGCTCGAACCCGGGAAGGCGCTTAAAAAATATGCGGGCGCAAAGAGGGATTACGCGGCGGAGCTGAGGGGGCACATACGGGATTATAGCAAGTAGACAGTATATAGTAGACAAGAAAAAACAAATGCACGGAGGTGCAGTAGTGGAAAAGAAGAAAGTATTTTTCGAGGCGGAAACGGCTTTTCCGGGAAACATTATCGAAATCGAGGAATGACGTATGGCATATAGCGCGAGAGCGGACATAGAGGCCACGATCGGGTCGGAAGATCTGATCCAGTTGACGGACGTACAGCGGACGGGCGAGGTGGACGACGGCCGGGTGACAGCGGCGATCGCGGCGGCGGACGCTGATATCGACGGCTACTGCGGCAGCCGGTATTCGGTGCCTTTCGGCACGGTTCCGGATCAGGTGAAGCAGTGGTCGATCACGCTGGCCGTTTATTACCTGAATTACTGGAAGCGGTCGGTGACTGACGAGATCCAGAAGCAGTACGACGCGATAATGAAAAAGCTGCGGGACGTGGCGGCGGGCATTTTCACGCTCGGGAGCACGGCTGCGCCGCCGACGGCCACGGAAACCGACGCGGGGATCGAGACGACGACTGACCCGGAGGACCGGGTGTTCACACGGGGAAACAGCACGACGGCGGGGAGTTTGGATGATTTTTGAAAAGGTTGGTTTATTTGAGTTCGGGGTTGCTTCGTCGCTCCGCTCCTCGCAATGACGAAAAGTTTAGTTTGTTTTTGCTGAAGACTGACAACCTGAAGACTGAGGTTTTATGTACCAGATACACGAGATCGAGGATGCAATAATAGCAGCACTGGAGGCGGACGCGGCGCTGGCGGCGGCACGGGTGCCTGTGAAGTCGCTGGGCTACGTTCCGGACCGCGACGAGCTGAAAAAGTATATCGCGGCGTTTCCGGCGGTCTATGTGGTTTACGCGGGCGAGGACGGGGAGCGGATCGGGCCGATCGGCGCGGAGGGGATAACGTGGAATTGGACGGTGCTGGTGGGCGCGCGGAACCTGCGCGGGGAGTCGGACGCGCGGCGGGATGAAAACTCCGGCGCCTACTGGATGATCGACCGGGTGAAGACGGCGCTCCGGGACAACGACCTCGGGCTGTCGATATCGCCGCTGGAGTACACGGGTACGGAATGTTCGTTCATATCGTCGGAGGCGGCGCAGTACGAGGTGAATTTCGTGAGCGAGGAAATTGACTAAGGAATGGGTCCCCGCTTTCGCGGGGATGACAACACAGATAAAAATAGCCGAAACACCGGCCATAAAATATAAAAAAAACGAAGGAGGGAAATAAAAAATGACATTACCGGGTACATTCGACAGAGGGCCGCTGGCAAAGAACTCACTCATAGCGGCGAGCCTCTTAACGAAAGAAACAGCGCTCAACACGGCGGCCACGCTGAGCCACAGTTTTCCGGTGGCGCTGTCGTCGATACCGAAGCTGGCGCACAGGCGGGAAGACGACGCGGACGAGATGACGGGCTTTGAGGAGAAGACGAAGCTCTACAACCTCGGCGCTCTGATGGAAATGACTATGCAGGCCGACAAGATGTATCCCTCGGTGGCGCTGCTTGCGCTAGCCTTCGGGCTGGGGAGCGTAAGCACCGCGGCGGCCGGATCGGGATACGACCATACGATCACGCCGACGACCGACATGGAGCCGCCGACGTTCACTATGGGGTACAGCGAAGGCAAGCAGCCGCTGGGAATGATACGTTTCGCGGGCTGCGCGATCGATACGATAGACATCGAGTCCGAAGCCGACGGATGGGCGAAGCTCACGGCCGGGATCAAAGGCACCGGCTACAACGACACGGACTATACGATCGAATCGAAGACCGGCGCGGCGAACTCAACGTCGATCGAGCTGACAAACCAGATCCTCGGAGACACGCCCAAAAACGTGCATTTTCTCAGGAGCGCGATGTTCAGTGGAAAACCGACGTACGGGAACGTTTACAGCGCACTTTCGAACATGGCGTATTTCAGCGCGCTCGGATCGGTGAATTCGACGATCTCCTTCAGCGTGCTGTACCGCAAGGCCGTCGCATGGAACACATTCCCGGCCCGTATCGCGGAGACTCCGCTGAGGATGAGCGACTGCACGTTCAATTTCGGCGGCTCATGGGACGGCTCGGCGTTCAACGGCGGCAGGCAGTTCACGAAGGAGCTGAAAAACTTCAAATGGACCCTGAACAACAACCTCGAGGTGAAGTTCGTGCCGGGCGGCACGGGCAATTACGCCCAGCTCATTCTGCGCGGAGGCCGTGAGCAGTCGCTGACCGTGAGCCGGTTTCTGGTGGATTACCTGCTGAAAAACGGGATCAGCCAGAACGAGACATTCGGCGCAGACATCAAGTTTCAGGGCGCCGACTACGGCAGCGGCAACTACTACACGGTGCGGCTTGTGTTCCCGAAGCTGGGGATCAGCGATCTGACGTCGGAACTCGACGGCCGCAAGCTGTCCGAAACGGCCACGCTGCAGGTGCTAGAGCACGCTACTTACGGATCGGTGATAGCGCACGTGAAGAACCTCGTGGCGACGGCGGCGGCGTAAAAACGAGTGAACAGTGAACAGTGAAAAACTGATGACTGATAACTGGGTACTTCCGAGGACGATATGGCCGGTCTGACGATGAAAATCACGGAGAGCGGTATCGGGCACGACGGCTTGCCCGGCAAACTCGACGTCATGTTCACGATGTCTTCGAAGCCACCGGCAACGGCATTTGTACGATTCGCCGGCGATATGAAAGAGGAAGTGGAAGAGACCTTTCAGGTCGAGGGCCAGATAAAACCGGGCTGGAAAAAATCGGGCCGTGCGGAACGGTCGGACGGCCAGACACTCCAGCGGAAGGGCCGATTAAAAAAATCCATCTCATTCCGGCCGGGGCCTGAATCTCTTGAGATCGGCACAAACGACAAGCGCGCGCGACTGCTGTTTTTGGGCGGTGTGGTAAAGCCGAAACATGCAAAGTATTTAGCAATACCGGTAGATGACACAATAAACCGGCCGCCGAGGAGCTATCCGAATACATTCATAGGCAACGGCATGTTTTTGTCGCTGGGTAAGCGGAAAAGCACCCTGACAAACACGGAGGGCGGAACGATCTATCAGGCTCAAGGGAAAGGACGTCCGCCGAAACCTCTGTTTTATCTTCGGAAATCGGTGAAGATGCCGCCGCGGCGTTTTATCGAGATAACGCCGAGCGCGATCAAAAAGCTTAGAAATAGACTTTGTGAATATTATTTAGGAACGAACGACCAATAAAACGGAGGTGCGAAATATGGCTGAGGAAACGAAGACGTACAAGGATGTGGATGGAACGATTTATACACAGGAGAAATCAGTGTTCAAAACGCTGAAGAGGGCAATCGGACTCCTGAAGCTGTTCGATCTGGATGCGATCACCGAGAGCGGGGATTACAGTCTGAATGATCTGGCAAAGCTCGTAATGGTGCTGCCCGAGGCCGCCGAAAAGCTGTGCGCGATCGTGTTGACACAGAAGGACGTGGACAAACGAAAACAGAATGTAAACGAATTCGCTGAACAACTGTCCGAAAAACTGTACCCGGAGACGATCAAGCAGGTTATCGTAGACTTTTTTGAAATAAACAAAGATTTTTTAGCAGGTCTGGTTCCGAAGGGGGTGACGAAGGAGGCCATAATAGGCCTGTTGAAAAATACGACTACGAAGAACTTATCGACAGATACGTTTGCCGACTTGCCGGAGGGGATGTCCTAAAGCACGAGGAAATATTATGGACGGTTACATGGGAACTCGCCCTACTCTATTCGAAGTTTATCGATGCGAGAGACAAGGCGACAATGCGGTCACGGACTATTCAGGAATTGATCGGCGTCGCGCTGGGGGTACGGCTGCCGGAAGGATTCGGTGAACCGGCTCCGGAGGACGATTACGCGAAACTTGTCGAGCTATATGGGGAAAACGGCGCGAAATGGTTTGTGGATCAATTGAAGGAAAAGCGTGGTCAGGATTTATAAGCGCCGACTACGGATAGGAATATCTGGCTGAGACCCGCGAGCGAAGCCAAGATGCCTATTATAAAAAGCAGCGTCGATATTTTATAGAAGCCCAAGAGGATTAATCCTAAAAATAGGTACCACATAACTGAATTATAAGGAATGTTATGGCAACCGTCAACGAGATCGTACAGGTAATATTCAGAGCCAAGAACGAGCTGACCGGGCCGGTGGCGAATGCCCGAAACGCGATAAAAGAGTTCAACGCAGCCATTGGAAACGGTCATAAGGCGATCGGTGAGATGACATCATCGCTGATGGGCCTCGGCGCGGCGTATTTCGGCATTACCAATATAGTCAACGGCCTGAAAACATTCAGCGCATCATTGAGTGAGACGGCTACATCCGTAGAAACGGCACGAATACGGCTGAATGCCATGTATGGAGATGTCGAGAAGGCCGGCGAAGTATTCGATTTTATGAACACTTACGCGGCGAAATCACCTGCTACCTTCAAGGAAGTCATAGAAGCAGGAACGCAGGTCAAGGCATTCGGACTTGATATACAGACATGGATGACGCCGTTAGGCGATTTGGCCGCATACATGGGGGTGTCATTGCCGGAGGCGGCGTCGGCTCTGGGGCGGGCATACGCGGGCGGCGTTGGCGCCGCGGACATCTTCCGGGAACACGGTATTCTGAATGTAATCAAATCGTTCAAGGGTATCGACGATCTTACCAAAATGACATTGCCGGAATTCAGGAAGGCAATGTATGAGACGTTCACGAGCGCGAAGTCGGGCGTTGCCGGCCAGACGGAGAACCTTGCAAAATCGTGGGCCGGCCTGATTTCGATGTTGGAGGACGCATGGTTCAGGTTTCAACAGGATGTGCTCGATTCCGGCCTGTTGGAAAGTATCAAAAACAAAGTGCGCGATCTGCTCGCCGAAATAGACAAGATGTCGAAAAACGGCAAGCTTAAAAAATGGGCGGAAGATACCGGCGCGGTACTCGCGGCACTCGCGAGATATATCGCTTTCGCCGCGCGGGTGCTTAAAGGCTTATTCGACTTAATATCAAATAATAAAACGCTGTTTCAGAGCATTGCATGGATAGGCGGACTGAGTCTGGCGTTTAGTAAATTCATACCGATAATAACATCCGCTGGAATATGGATGGGCGGATTTTTGGGCATAATCAAGGCAGCGCCGGTGGTTCTGGCCGAGACGGCGGCGGGTGTGGAAGCGACAGGAGCGGCAGCCGCAACCGCAGGCACGGGATTCACAGCCATGCTCGGGCCGATAGGTCTCGTAGTGGCTGCCCTAACGGCTGCGTTGAATCTTTGGACAGATTGGATCAATAGGCAAAGCGATGACGAAATCAAAGACGTGAATGCGATAGGTGCTGTTGTACGCGAAGTGCATGCCCGTCGCGAATATGCAGTCAAAAACAAGTACGAACTCAAAAAAATAGCGGCAGGCGGCGGAGACCTGACAAAACTGAGTAATGCGGAATTACAGAGTTTGTATAGTGTGGCCGATAAAGTCGCTCAGGCAAAAGAGGATAAGGCGAACGCGGCGCGGCAATTGAAGACAGAAAAGATAGCGATCTACGGGCCGAAACGGAAAGTTGTGGTTCCGGGAGTAGGATCACTAGGGCAGGAGACTACTACAAAAGAGATACAAGATGTCATCGGCTACAAGACTATTACACCGGCAGAGAGGGTCGATAAATTATATAAGGCGTCGCCTCTCGGCATATCTTCCACGATGGCGGAAATGGTCAAAAATAAAATCGCCGCCGAGATGAAAAAGAGGAGCATCACTCCGGGTGTGGTGCCACCCGATTTTGGCGGTGGAGGTTCAAATAAAACTGCGATTTCGGCAACAAAAAAGATGATGTCGGAGATTAACAGCCTAAACAGAAAAGAGGAGGATGAGCAGCGGCGGCATTATGCGGAACTATTGAAGTATGCGATAGCTCACGGATTAGATACGAGCGGAATATATGCCGCGATTGCGAAACTTGACGCGGAGGATGCGAAAAAACACGCGGAGGCGCATAAGGCGCGCGTGGCGAATCAAAAGAAGTTTACCGGCGAAATGGTCGAAGGCTGGAATAGCATGATAGCGGGCCTGCGAGCGGCGAACGAGATTATCATTCAGGTTACGCAGGGTCAGGCGGCGTTCGAGAAATATCAGGCGCTTCAGGAATGGCAGGAAGCGAAAAAGAAATACGGAGACCTCGAAGAGCTGAGACTGCGCTATTACAAACGCATTACCGAGATCGATACAGCCGAATATCAGAAGAAACAGCAGAAGGCAGCCGCGCGGAACAAAATAAGCCTGCGGGCAAACGCTCCGGACGAGTTTAATCTGCCGCTGAAGATGTCGGAACTGACCGATCAGTTTAACGAGACGGCCAAGGCCGGCAGAATGACCGACGCGGTAAAGATTTATTTTAACGATCTACAAAAACTATACGATGAGCATGATGCGTGGAAACGCGCGCAGGCGGGGTATTACGCGGCGTTCAATCTGGCGACTCTGAACCGGATGCTGAGCGATACGACGCGGAGCGAAGAAGAAAAAACAAAGGTTCGGGAGGAGATTAACAAACGGGTCGCGGCTAACGAGATCGCTACGCAGGATGCGATCCGGACGGGGATTACAGATACGCTTGCAAGGTTTCAGAGCAATGCGCAGATCTGGCTGGAGTACGGCCAGAATCTTGCGACGGGCCTGCGGGATTCGTTCAGTAACATTTTCGTGGCGGGCATGAAGGGCGATATAGATGGGATTAAAGGCGCATGGCAGAGCCTGTGCAACTCAATGCGTGACGCGTTCCTAAAGGCGATAGCGGACATACTGGCGCAGAAGATGGTGAGCGGCCTGTTCGGGAATCTGCTGGGCGGCGGCAAGAGTTCGGGCGGCGGCGAGACTAAATCGTCGATCACGGGCGGGCTCGCGCAGCTCGGGTCACTGCTGAAGTTCGCTGAGGGCGGTATCGTGCCGGGTGCTCTGTATCCGATCCGCGCGTTTGCGGACGGTGGGATTACGAGGCAGCCGCTGCTGGCGGCGATCGGCGGCGGGCCGCTCGATCCGGGCGGAGGCCCGGAGGCGATCGTGCCTCTGACTCCGGCCGGGATTGCTAAGTTTGCCGCGGGGATCGGCGGCGGCAATACGACAATTACACATCATCATCATTATCAGATTAACGCGATCGACACGGAGAGCTTCCAGCATGCACTGGCGAGTAAGGGGCGCGGGATTATCGAGTCGTTCGCGGCGGATGTGGCGCCGGCGGCGGTGGCGGCGAATATCAATGGCGCGGGCGTGATGAGGAACTATGTGCGACGTTGATTCAACTGAGTTCGGGGTTGCTTCGTCGCTGCGCTCCTCGCAATGACGAAATATTAAGGAATGGGGCCCCGCTTTCGCGGGGATGACGAAAATATGGCGGCATTTACTAGTGTGGCGGACGGGGACTGGAAGACTCCGGCGACGTGGGGCGAGGCGACGGAGTATCCGTTCAAGTCAAGCGCGGCGGATACGGTGACGGTGAACCACGCGGTGTCGATCAGCGCGGACAATGCGCTGGCGGGCACGGGCACCGTGGTGATCGCGTCCGGAGGGAATCTGTATCTGAGTTCGGCGTATTCGAGTGCTCAGAATTTCTGTGGTGATATCACCATAGCATCCGGAGGAAAACTGTCGAGCGTCAGCAACGCGAATACTAAAAAATTGCAGGTCGGCGGGCACGTGATCGGTCAGTCGGGAGGCGAGTTCAACTGGCAAAAAGTCAGCAATTTGTATTTTAACTCAACTGCTACATGTTACGGGCTGGATATACAGAAAGGCTGCAGATGCATTATGGCGGGGACGTCGAGCGAGTCGAAGGACAGCCAGATAACGGGGCATACTACAAATGGGTGTTACTGGAATATAACTGGCGGCTCCCTGCTGCCGGGTCAGATTAATATTTCAAACGTCACACTTAGCTATACAAAGATGAAAGCCGGTCAGGACGGCGGTTTATTTATGCAGTTACTTAACCGCTCGAACGAATCGGAGGCAGTGATCGACGGATTGGCTCAGACGAACGTTCTGGGCGCAACTTATCCGCTTTTTATATACGGATGCACATGCACCAATTTCACAAACATATCGAGCGGAAACACATCGACGAACCGTCACGGCATATATATTGGCTATTGTACAATAAAGGGAACCAACAGCTTCACGGGTGGAAGCGGCGCGACGACGATCGGTATATCGATCTGGTACAGCCGGGTAATAGACGGCGGCTCCATATTTAATGGGTCGACAACTGCGGGCAAGGGAATATATCTCGCGGCGGTCACCGTGCGCGGCAATTCGATATTCAACGGCGCGGCGACAACGGGAATCGCTATATACGTGCATTATAACGAGTTAGCATCGGGTATTTTCAACGGGACGGCGACGACCGGCACGGGGATATATTGGGAAGGTCCGCAGATAAACGGAGGCACGCATACGGCGAACGCGACACCGGGCGCTAGCGGCGGGACGGCATTTAAACTAACGAGCAATACGGAGATCGCGGGGGATGCGGTTTTGATTTCGACAGGATCAAAAAACGGAATCTGGTGCATAACTAATGTGCCGGATTTGTTTACGGCCGGAAACATCAGCATATCAGGCGCATACAATGCGATCCAATGCGATGCGAATGAGGCGTCGAGCACTACATTCCAGAAAAACACGGATCTCGAAATTAAACTGCTCTCGTTCACCAATTTATTCGGGACTACTCCGATTTGGAACGAACCGCTGATATACAGGAATCACGCGTCGAATAAAACGGCAATCGCATATTATGAATGCGCTCCGTTCAATCTGACCGATTTCACGACGAGCGGGGTGACACGGAACGGGATGGATATGGACATTGCGGCGGGCGGATCGATCGTGTCACCAAGTCTGAGACCGTTCGACGTGAGCCAGTGGACGTCGATCTCGTTCGCCACGAGCGGGGGCAGTCCGACCGTTTATACGCGGACGTCGAGCGACGGCGGCTCGAACTGGACGGGCTGGACGACACGGGCGAACGCGGCGGATCTGTCGGGGATCTCCGTGGCGGGAAAGGGAGCGGACCTGATCCAGTGGAAGCTCGAGAACGCGAGCGGGACATGCACGCTCCAGAACGTGACGATCACGTTCTCGTACAAATACGATTCGATCCAATGGGAATCGACGACGGGGATCCAGACTTTGACCGCTAATAATGATGCGACACTGGACGCAGGCTGGAACGGGGCGGCCGGAGCGGGCGGCAGCGCGGCGACGTACAGGCTATATATCCGCGCGGGCTCGGCGCCGGACTCGTTCGGGACGGCGAGCTCGTATTTTCTGTGCGAGACGGCGGATACGGCGTTCACGATCGCGCAGGACGCGGCGGGAGCGGCGCTGGCGGATGGGACTGCCTATTACGTTATTGTTCGGGCCGTTGACGCGGCCGGTAACGAGGACACAAACACAACGACGCTAAGTGCTGAGGCTGATTTATATTTGCCGCCGGCTCCGGATGTGACACCGCCGGTGTGGGACACGACAACGGGGATCCAGACTTTGATTGCTGATGACGATCTTGCATTGGATGCGACGTGGGGATCGGCGACGGACGCCGAGGCGGGCACGGTGAAATACAGGATATATATCCGTTCGGGCGCTGCTCCGAATACGTTCGGGGTCGATAGCATCTATTATCTCTGCGAGACGGCGGCTCTAGCGTTCACGATTGCGCAGGACGCGGCCGGGGCCCCACTTGCGGACGGGACGACGTATTACGTGATCGTTCGGGCGGTGGACGCAGCGGGGAACGAGGACACGAACACGACAAGCCTTAACGCTGAAGCGGATCTGGTTAGTTATCCGGCTCCGGACGTGACGCCGCCGGTGTGGGACAGCACGACGGGGATTCAGAGTCTGACGGACAACACAGACCTCAGCCTGAGCGCGGAATGGAACTCGGCTACGGATGCGGGAGGCGGGACTGAAGTTTACAGGATTTACATACGGGCGGGGGCCGCGCCGGACTCGTTCGGCCTGAGCAGTCCGTATTTTCTGTGCGAAACGCCACTGCTCAAGCATCGTATAGCGTCGACGCCGAACGGCGTGGCGCTGGTGGCCGGTACGACGTATCACGTGATCGTGCGCGCGGCGGACGACGCGGGGAACGAGGAAACGAACTCGACGAGCCTGAGCGAGACGGCCACGCTGCCCTCCGGGACGATCACGATAAATTATCCCGTTTCGGTGGCGATTACTAAAAATGAAATAAACATAGAGGTCAGCATGCCATGAACATATATGAAATCTTCAGCGGCGACACGCCTACGTTGAAATTTACGGTGACGAACAGCGACGGGTCGGCATGCGACCTGACTAACGCGACGGTGACGTTTGTGGGCGCTTTGTATCCGGACGCGGCTGAGCTTGCATGGAGTGCGACGGGCACGATTACGAACGCGGCGGGCGGACTGTGCGAATATACGATGACCGCCGACGATACGGGCGTGCCGGGCATGTACGACTGCGAGCTTCACATAGAGTGGGTTAGCGGCGTGATCCTGACCGCGGACAGGTTCAGAATTCGGATTCTGAGGTCGATGTATGTGGCGCCGGCGCCGTGACGAAGGTTGATTCATGCGAGTTCGGGGTTGCTTCGTCGGTCAAAAGACGACCTCCTCGCAATGACGAAAAGTTTTAGTTTGTAAATCTT